AGTATAGTAATCTTTATCTTTATCTATAATATCACTAATGATTTGTGTAGGAAAAATTCTATCATTTGTAAAATATAATTGAAAATCATCACATCTTTTTGGCATAATTCCACGATTTATATTATGTGAATTATCAATAATAGATGATCCATCTTCTTGTCTGTGTATTTGATCTAATTTAACACATGGAAAACGAATTAACATTTCTTGAAATTGTGATGGTTTACCTTTTAATACAATACTTTCTTCAATCGGTTCTAATTGATTACAATCTCCAAACATTCTAATACAACCACCACGAGGTAAAGCATCAATTAAATTTCTATGCAACTCATAACTAACCATTGCATACTCATCACATAACACAATTTTTTGTTTAATTGGATTTTTTCTATCTCTTTTTGGTGAAGTTGTTACTAAAGGTTTACCAGTTTTTTCATCTATCTCTCCAGGAGATGGATATTCTAACAATCTATGAATAGTCATTGCAGGAATACCAGTTGCTTCGTAAATTCTTTTAGCAGCTTTACCAGTTGGAGCAACTAAAACTACATAATCTTCATCATAAAATTGTGTATTATCTTTTATTCCGAATAAATTTTTATTTTCATGTATATATTTTATGAAATTTTTATAAACTTCTCTAATAATTGTAGTCTTACCAGTACCTGCTTCTCCAGTTATTGCTACAATTCGTTTACTTAAATCTCCACAAAGCTTAATTGCTTGTAATTGTTTCTCATCAAATTTCATTTTGCCCTCTTTATTATAAAAGATGTGACAAGTTTGTTATAAACTAGAGATTGAACTTAATTTTTAATGTGATGGATCAACAAACTTGTCACAAACTTCACCAAATTATATCTTTACGATTACTTTATTTGGATGATTCATAGCAATATCAAAAATTTCTTCAGTAATTTTTGTATATACTGTTAGAATTTTAACTTGTTCTGGTTTAATAGGCAAAGCTACACCATTTTCATCAACAATTTCTAACATAACTGAAGTTACTTTCTTTGCTCTTTCTTTCTTTTCTTCTAATTCAGACATTTAAGTTCTCCTAATATTAAGATTAATACAATGTTAGTTGTTTTTCTGTCATAATCTTTATTGTTTGAGGGATTTAAACAGAAAAGATTGTCAAAGAAGGTACAACTAACAAAACCTATTGCATAACTTAACTTACGGATTAACAGTTTAAGTTAAATTATGCAACTAATCGTGCAATACGAGCAGTTTCCATACCTTCCCAAAGTTCATTACGAACTTCAACTTTTGCAGGTAAACCAATCAAAGTAGAAGGATCAATGCTATTAGAAAGTGGAGCACCTAATGCAAGCAAAAATCTCTTTAATGCAAACATTGATCTAGGTGTTTTTTCTGCCATAACGTAATGAGTTAAAGTTGTTCCTTCAGGATTTCCATCAACATAATCTGCAGGATATTGATCAGCAGAAATGTTAAATGTAACTTTAATCATATCTTTTTCAGATTTTGAAACAACAATTTCAGCAGTTTGTACAACTGCATCATAAATACCTGCAGGAAGAGGTTTTGGTGCTTCAACTTCTGCCAAGTTTACGTCAAATTCTAACATTGATTTTAATTCTGTATCAGACATATTAAATACTCCTATAAAATAAATTAAAAATTAAATAAATAAATTGAAATTAAATGTTTTATTCATAATAATATTTCACTATGTGAACTTTTATTCAGGAATTATCTTATTTGGTGAATTAATCCATTGATTATACCAAGTGTTTAATCCATGTCCACCATTTTCCAAAGTATAATTCCATTCAAGTTGTTTACACTTATCTAAATCAATCATTCTTGATTTCATTAGTTTCTTTACAGAATAAGGTGCAAACATAACTTTTCTTTTTCCATTAAACATACCTAAATACCAAATTTCAGATAACATAATTGCAATACTTGTACCATTTGATCCACCGATCATTGGTCCTTGTTCAATAATATTACCTAAATCATCCATTTTACCATTATCTTCGTGTCCAATAATGACTAAATGTTTATTATATTTATTAGTAAGTTTAATTAAATTAATCATAGTTTGTTTAAAGTAACTATTTTTCTTCGCATAACCTGCCATTGATGGTAATTCTATTGTTGCATTTCTAATTCCTTCAATACCAAGTCGTAAACATAAATCTAAATATGTTGTAGCACTATCAAAAATAACTGTATCAAATAAATTATCTTTCAAATATGCTTCAATTCCAAAACAATTTTCATTACAACCTTGTCTAACTATTGCATAATTAGATTTACTTAAATCAACTGTTTGAATATTATCTTTTTCTGGTGAAAAATTTAATGTATCTAATCCATTTGGATCAAAACTTAACCACAATTTCTTTCCAGGAGCAGTTGATGCAAATAAAGTTTTACCTACACCTGCTTGTCCCCATAAAAGTAAATTTAATCTCTTTGGATTATCTTCTACTTTCTTAACTTCTACACCTGCTATTCGTAATTCCATTTTAATTTCTCCAAAAGTTGTTAATAAATTGAGGTGATTAGTGTTATTTGAATTTAATTTTTTATGAAAAGTGGACTAGGCTTTTCATTTGTACTGGAACTGTTAAATAACACTAATCATTTAAATTCTTTTATTTCATCTTCATAAACTTCACCTGATCCATTTACTTCATATACTTCATCATAATATGATTCAGTAATTCCAAATTCTTTTGCTTCATTTTCATCTTTAGCAATTACATAATCAATAAAATCAACACCATCATAAGTAGAAGGAATTTGATAAACTTTACAATCTTGTAATTCAGCTAATTTAAGTAAACTTAATTTAATTTCTTCTCTTTTATTATTGATTTCTTTCAATAATCTATCAATTTTATCAGAATAATGTTTAATCTTTTTATCTTTATCTAAAACTTTATTCATAATTAATCTCCTTCTAATGGATTCCATTCATCAATTATCATATCTTCTTCAATAATTCGTTTTCTTTCTTCTTCATTAGAACAACAAATTGGAATAAATGCACATTGTTTGTAATATTTACAACAAGCATGTGTATTCATTGGAGCTTTTTCAGGAATATTTTTATACATTTCTGCAACATTGTAAGTATGTAATACCCATCTTGCCCAATCTGAAAAGTAAAAATGTTCTCTATCAACTCTTTCCATTCTAAATGCATAACCACTTGTTTTTGGTGCAGGAATTTGTACACCTAAAACTCTTGCTTGTAAACATTCTTCATTAGTAAAGTAACTAGCAATTAAACAATAACCAGTAATTTGATGCGATTTATACCATTGACCTAACCAACTATCATCTAAACGTGATGCAGTTTTATTTTCATGTACAATTAATGAATTATTATCATTCTTTCTATAATGAATACCATCAATTTTACCGATAAAATGAATTGGTTGTGTATGTTCTTCTCCATTTTGTATATAAGTTAATTCAACTATTGTATCAAATGGAATTTCTATTCCAACTTTTGAACATAAATCTTCTTCATTCTCAATCCAAACTGGTTCATCTTCAACAACATCAAGAAAATTACTACAATAATGAATTAAACTATCTTTTATGTTAGCAATAGTTCTCTTTTTATCATTTGGATCTTCATAATATCCACTATTATCAATAACAAAATCACTAAATATAGTATATTTTGCTAACTTTGTTGCTTTTTCTTCAGATAATTTGAAACATTCAGTAATAAAATTACTAATCATTTCATCATCTGCATCTTCACAAACTTCACGAAATACTTTTGCAATTTCTCTTGTACCAATACTTTGTAAAGTAGGTTTATTTTCTTCTAATCCTCTAAACCAAATACTTAATGCACGATATACTGCAAAACATTTATGACATAAATCTCCACATTCAAGAGCCATACTTCTTTCAGTTGTTTGGAAATTTTTATTTAATATATGTCTTGTAATACCATACATAGGACAAGTATTAATACTATTTAATTTAGAAAAATCTAATGGATATAAATCAGTTACTTGATTTTCTTGTATAGGTAATACATTTATTGAAACTATTTCATCAATAATCATTGGTGCTTTCCTTTCTAAATTATTCTTCTTCACTTAATGCTTCATCTTGTTTAAGAATTTTTCTAATTCTCTTAATATCTTCCATAAAACCTGCAGTACCATTAGTTAATGTAATCATTTGTGATGCTAAATGATCAAAATTTGTAGCAAGTTCTATCATTTGTTTTCTTAAAAAGAATAAATCTTGTCCTTGATTGATAATAATCTCTTTTAATTTTGGATCACAATCAACTTTCTGCAATTTAAATGCAATTTCACTTCCCTTATCCATATTATCCTCACATTAAATCAATTTTCATTTTCAACATTTTTAATTCATTAGCTTTTTCTGTAAGTTGAGTTAGATACTTTTCACATTGAGCATTCAATTTTTCAAAAGCTGCTAACTTTTTATCTAATTTGACATTCAATTTATCTAACTCAACTTTTCTTTTTGCTTCTTTAACTTCTGTATAAGCATTAACAGATTCTAACCGTCTTTTTTGTAATTCTTTAATGAATACAATTTGTTCTTCATCCGTCATTTCAAGAAAAGTTTTTCTATGTATAGGTGTATCGCCTTGCATATTTGGTTCTCCTTTGTTAATGTTTATATCATATATCAACAATTATTTTGTGTCAATAGAATTTAAATAATTTTTTATGAAATCTATCTTTTCTTTATTAACTGTTGATAACTCTGTTGATAACTTTTTACCAAATCTCTTTTCAAAATATTCAGTAATTTCAGGTATTTGGAAATGTTCATTTACATCAACATCAGTATTACATAAATCCAAAATAGCCTTAAAATCTAAATAAATTTTTCTTGCTATTGTAGATCTTTCATTTGTTTGAGTTAGATTATTTCGTAAAACTTCTTTATATTTCATACCAATAAAATGACTAAAATTTGTATTTTTGATATTACCAATATCAACAGATTGATAACATAATGTACCATAATAAGGTAAATATTTTCCAGAATTTTCATAATATGAATTATCTTTTACAAAATAATCCCAATCATAACTATTATTAGGACTAAATGTTCCATAAATATCTTCTTTTTCTCTATAATCTCTGTCTAAATGTAATGTAATTTGATGTTGTATTCCATATCTTTTAGCAAAATCAATTAAACTTTTATCTAAATTAAATACACTATGATATACTTTTTCAATATCATCTAAAAATTTATTTTTAATATTATTTCTTTCATCATAAAGATCTTTTAATCCTTCTTTTTTATAAATAAAATCAGCAATTAGATAAGCTATTTGCTTTTTATCATCTTTTGTAAGTTTATTTTTAGCCATGACTAAATTCCTTTTTCTAAAATAAAACAAAAAGAGTAGTATATTACCCCTAGTTAACATACTACTCCATGGAGAAATACATGATAAACAATCATATATTTTATGTGTGTGGTAAGATTAACTCAATAGTAATGATTAGTATCATCACTCCATTTTACACCAGAGTATCACAACCCATCTTACCTTACGACGACACATAAACGCCAATGAAAGGAGGGTAAAATGGCAACTTTTTAATATTCACTCAACAATAACCATACATAATTGTAAACCATAGTTACAATTTCACAATCTTTAAGATCTTTTACAGTGAATAAATCATTATAATACATTGGATCTATATAACTTTTACCATTTTCTGTAATATCTTTATAAGTTATTACAGAAACTTTGTTATTTTTTATAATTATTTTACCAAACATCATTAAATTTCTATAATTACATAATTTTGTAAATATATTTATTAATTTATCTTGTTGTCTTGGTGTAAAATAAGTTAATAATTTTCTAATACCATCAGTACAAGCATATTGACTATTAATCCAATGATACATTTGTGTACCATAAAAACCATCTAATTCTTTTTCTAAATTAATCATTTTTACACCTTTTTGTAATATAATCAATAAATCCTTCTTCACAAAAACCAAAACGATTTTCTTTTAAGAAATTGTTTTCTTTTTCATTGTCATTTAGGAATGGTTTTAAGTCAACTTCTATCCATTTACCTAATAATCGTGGACCTTTTGGAGTTTTCTCTGCTTCATATAAAATAATATGATCTTCATCTTTCAATCTTTGTTTACATTTATCACAAAGTTCTGGTCCGATTACATTATATCTTTCTAATGAATTTTTTAATCGTCTATCAAGTAAAACACCCATAGGTTCTTTACATAATGGACAACAAAACATTCCTACATGACTTTTATCATTCATAGTGGTTCTCCTAAATTAATCGTTTGTAAAATTTATATCTGTATAAATTACCTTTTCTTTTCATACTTACGATAAAATATACTTCATTCTTGTTTAATTTAACAAGACTTCTCATTTTAGCACTAGCACCATAAGGTGTATTGCTAACTACATAATAACATTTGAAATATCTTCTTAAAAAGTTATTAAATTTCTTTGTAAAACGAATCAAGAATCTCTCCTCTAATCAATTTAATTGCATATTTTTTATTTTTATGAGATGATATATAATCTTTTATAACATCTCTTGCTTCTTCTTCCGTATTATATACAATAGATGATGTATTGTAATTATTCATATCATCAAATTCTTGTATAAATACAATAAATTTATCATTGTTTTTTATCATTTACAAAACTCCCTGCAATAACTGCATAACCTGCAGCATCAACATAATTATCTAAATGCTCTGGAGATGAACTCATCCTTGCAACTTTCAATAATATCATCATATTTGCAACATCTTGTTTAGATAACTTAAAAGTATCATCTCTAATACCTAAATATATATTCCAAAAATCAGCAATAGTTTGAAAATTATCTTCAGGTTTACCATAAGTGTTTTGTCTATCATTAAATATACATTCACACATCTTTTTAACTATTTCTTCTCTTTTTTTCATAATTAAATCTCCTACTCTGCTTTAATTACACAATTTCCAGAATAATAATCAACTTCTATAATTTCTTTTTTACCATTTATACTAATATATACTGGTGCTTCTTTATCTAATTTAGATAATTCTTCAATTAATTTTCCAACTGTGTTAATATTACTCATGATATTCTCCTATAAATTTTCAAAATCATTCCAAGCTTTTGTAATTCCATAATAAATTCCATAAATAGGTAATAATACTATTAATGAGGTAAGATATACTGGATATGCAAAGATAAAAACTAAAAATCTAAATATTTTATTAATCATTATTTTCTCCTTTATTTTCTTTTCTTTGAATCTAATAATAAAAATAAAGGTATAATAAACATAGCTATGTTTACTATTATACCAAATATAGCATAATAAATATTAAATTCTATCATTTCTTTTTCCTTTAAATTCAGGTGAATTAACAGCTTCTTGCCAAGTTGGATATTCTGCTATGAGTTTTTTATCTTTTTCAAAATCCTTGTAAAAATTTTTATAAATAAAACCATTTGTATCTATTGTATTACATAAAAGCCCAGAAATTGAACCAAGAATACTTGTAACGCATAAAATTTGTTTATCTTTTTTATATATCTGTCCTACATTAATCATTATTTATTCTCCGTTTTAAATAAATCATTTATGTTTACTTTAGATTTACCTAGGTAAGTGTATTTTTCAAAGTGATACATATTTTTAGAAACTACTGCTCCTGAAGAAGATATACCAATAATTCCCCAAACATCAACTTTTGTGATATACACTTGTAATCTTTTTGTTTTATTTTGCCACACATCTCCTACTTCTGGTTCATATTTACTCATTTCTTTCTCCTTTTATATTCAATAATTGCATCAGTTAGACTACAACTAAATATAAATCCTGTTAAAAATATATCAAAGCATGATAAATTGTTAATAATTCCTTGTATAAAAAATACAAAAAATGTACCTGCTAAAAAACTATTCCAAATAATCATTATTTTGTTCCTTTCCATTCTATTGAATAATAAGTTGGTAAAAGTCTAGGACTTTCATTATAATAAAATAAACCAATACTATCAATATATTGTAATAGTTTAGTTTCTTGTTTTTCAGAAAAACCTCTAGTATTTATTACAGTTTTTCTACTAGATAAAAATATAGGAACATTATTAAATCCACCACGTCTTAATAAACGTTTTAGATCTTTTACTAATATTCTTCTAGTCATAAGTTATTCCTTCCAACTTACAATATAATCATCATCCAAATCAAATAAATCTACTGGTTGATATGTTAAACCTCTTTTAAGTAAATATTTTAATATATCAGCTTTCTTTTTTGGTGATCCTAATACATGATAAATTGTTTTATCTCTTTTTCTACTAATCCAAAG